ATAGGCCCAGATTCGCGTAAGTTTATTACAGATGATAAACTTTATCAAGTATTGTCTGTACTTATTCGAATAGGCATACCTTTAAATGAGTGGGTAGATACCTATAAATTGTTTGTACATCCTGCAGGAGTTTTTCTTGGAGCTGAACTTTTATTAGAACTTGTTAATACTGATGGACTTCAGATACAGCAATCTGAAATTATAGATGAACCTGATGAGTTATTACTAGTTGAACTTGAAGCAGAGCTAGGTGTTACAGCAGATACTTCAGAAACACTGCTTTTACATGATAGCGATTTAGGTATAGTTAGAATTACAACAGAAGCTACAGTTTCTAATACTTCAGATATTCAAATCGGAAATATGGATGCAGATAGATCTGTGTTTGATATTACTGGATTTGCAGGTACCTTGATGGATGATTCTGGAGATACTTCAGAACTTATACTTACAGTGGATCAAGACTCTGCCGAAACAGCCATATTTGCTACAATGGATATGGGCAAATTCTCAACCGTATTTGACGCTGTTAATAGTGCTGATTCAGCGGATTATCCACTTTAGCATGTATAAATACTATAAACCAAATTAGAGAGTAAGTTATGGCGAGACAGACAATCAATGTAGGCGCAGCGGCAAATGATAGGACCGGAGATACCTTACGTGCTGCAGGCTTAAAAATGAATGCCAATTTTACAGAATTATACAACATTTTAGGCGGTGAGGTAGTAGGTCCTAATACGACTTCTCTTACAGACAGTGGTTTTGATATAATTGGTGTTACTGCTAGAACTAAAATAGGAGCAGCAGATCCTACACAAGAAATTAGTATTGATTTTCCAGATTCGGCTGGTAACATAGTAGTTGATGTTGCGACACAAACCTTAAGAAATAAAACCGTAGATAGTGCTGATTTAAATAATCCTTCTATACTTAATTTAAGTATAAAAGATAATGACCTCAGTCACGCTTACAATTTTGTTGCGGGTGCATTAACTGCAAATCAAGACGTTGGTATTCCATCTTTAACAGCAGATGATACTTTAGTTTTAAATGATGCTGCAGGTACTCTTACGAATAAAACACTGTTTGATCCAATCATACAGCAAGCAAGAGTTCACCAATATTTAGCAGATTCTATTGGGAACTCAGTAATATCTTTTACTGATGACTTTACTTCTTCGAGAAATAACATTAAAGTATCAGATACAGCTACCGGTTCTTCTCCGATTATCGAAGCTATTGGGGCTGATAATAACGTAAACCTGATTTTAAGGCCTAAGGGAATTGGTGTTGTAGTAGCAGATAAAGTTGGTGTACAATCGGCTACTGCAGCAAATGGAACCGCAGCAGACCAAGAATACGGATATATAGTTCTTACAGGAACATCTTCTGGCACAGTACAACTAGCAGATGGAACCTTTCAGGGCGAAACAAAAATATTCACGAGAGTCGCTGGAGGAACTGGAACAGTAAGTTTAACACCCGACACACTCGCTCACGGAACAAGCATAAATTTTGATCCTCTCGATTCAGTTCATCTTATATGGAATACTACAAGTGGATGGATTATAGTAGGTGGTTATGGATACGCAGTCGTATAGGAAATAGACAATGCCAGCAATTATTACAGACAGAATAAAAAGACAATTTACACAACAGGTATTCGATGAAAATGAGGGCATAAACCTTGGTGATTCCGATAACTATTTCTATATCGGCGTAGGGCACTCTCAAATTTGGCAGCCAGCACTGGGCACTGATGTCACGCCTGATCCCAGCAATACTGAAAGAGATAGAAGACTATTTAGATATAATATGCAATCTGTAAAAGCAGTTGAAGCTTTTTCTTTCGTTGTACCTTTAACTGATTGGACAACCAATACCGTTTACCCTTCTTTTAATGACAACCAAGTTGGTCAGCCAACTCCTGGTTACTACGTTAAAACAGCTGATAACCATGTTTATGTTTGTATTCGTCAAGGTAAAAATAGTTTTGGATCTCCGGTCGTATCTAATTTCCTTCCAGACCATACAGATACTACTTTGCCGGTTGAAAATGATGGATATATATGGAAGTACATGTATACTATTACTACTGCTGATGCAAATAGATTTTTAACTTCTAACTTTATGCCTGTCAAGTTCGTAATTGATGCTGCGCCAACTGATCCTGAAGCTCCTCAAAAAGCTGTGCAGGATGCATCAATTGATGGACAAATTATAGGTTATAGAGTTAAAAGTAACAGCGGTGTTTACTCGGCAGCTCCTAGCCTTACAGTAGTTGGTGACGGTACTGGAGCAAATGCACACGCTATTTTAGATAATACCGGAAAGCTTGCTGCAGTTCAAGTTGGAACAAGTTCGGCCGTTACTAATATTGTATCAGATTTAGGATCAGGGTATAATCAAGCCTCAATAACAGTAGATCAAACTAATTTAACAAGTGGAGCAAGTGCAGAGGTATTTCCCATTTTTGCTGTTGAAGGAGGAATTGGTGCAGATGCTAGATCGGATCTACGATCTACAAGCATAATGTTTAATATCAAACCCGAAGGCGACGTATCTGGTGATTGGATAGTTGATAACGAGTATAGACAGATAGGCTTATTAAAAAATATTAAGCAACCTGGCGGTGCGTTATTTACTGAAACACAAGGTAGAGCAGTTAAGCAGATAGTATTAAGTGAAACCATATCTGAGCTTTCTTGGGCCAACGACGTAACAATTAATGGAGCGGGTAGTGCCAGCGGATATATAGACTATTTTGATGGTATTTCTACAATTTGGTATCATCAAAATGAAGAAACTGGATTTTCGAACTTTACTATCGGAGAAACCGTAACTATAACAGGTAAAGCTGGAACATTTACTATATCTGATATTGTCGCTGGAGAGATTGATATATATTCTGGAGAGTTACTCTTTTTAAATAACAGACAAAAACTCCCACGAGATGCAGCTCAAACTGAAGATATTAAAGTAGTTATTAAACTCTAAGGATAAACAATGGCAACTAATCTTACTAACACCACGTTCTTGAGTGAATATAATGATGACTTCAGAGATAGTGATCACTACCATCGTATTCTTTTTAATAACGGTCGTGCTCTTCAAGCTAGAGAGCTAACGCAATCACAATCTATTATACAAGCAGAACTAGCCAGGCTTTCACGGTTTATAGTAAATGAAGGCGCAATATTTAATAATTCAGCAAGCCTTGCTTCAGGTGTCAATGCCTTTTCTTACACGTACTTGAAAGTCAGTTCTTTACCTATAGGTTATGCAGCTTTAAAGGGTACTAAAATAAATGATGGTGATTTGTTTGCTATAGTAAAAGATGTCTTACCGGCTGCAAATGGAGATCCTGATACGCTATTCGTAAAGATGTCAGAGGGTAAAGTTGGAGGAGCAGACGAAGCTGAAGTTACTACAGTTTCTAAGCCATTTGTTGCAGGAGCTACTCTTACAACTGATTTAGGTAATATTACCATTCAGTCAGTGAATGACGCGGTTGGAAAATGTTCTATTGTTGATATTCCTCAGTTTGATACATATGCTGGAAACCATCTTGTAATGGTTGACGCTCAATCATTAGTTCTTTCTAAATACACTCCTACCTTTACAGGCACTGTTGGTTTTAAAGTAGTAGAAGAAATTATTACTACAGCTGATAATATAGCTCTTTTTGATAATTCAGGTTCTACTCCCAACCTTACATCTCCAGGCGCTGATAGACTTAAAATTACATTAACTCTAACAACAAAAGATCAGATTGTTGCAAGCGATACATTTTATGAAGTCTATAAGGTAATCAACGGTCAAGTTTCGCTTACTAAAACTCCCGATAAGATTCTTTCTAAAATAGGTAGTATTATCGATTCAAGAACCTATTCTCAAACAGGTAATTTTATTGAGAGCAGACCAACCGGTGAATTTGACCTGTCAATAAATACTGATACTGACGACGACTTCTTAAACTTTAAAGTTTCAGGAGGAACTGGTTTTGTAAATGGATCAAGAGTCGAAAGAGATTTTAATCTACCAATCAAAGTATCAAAGCCAAGAAATATTATAAATGATACCGTATCAAAGACTAGTGAAAAGTCCGGAGCTAATATAGGTAATTTTCTGTTAGCAGATAGTGCGTATGGTCTCGTAGGATATATAGAAGACTTTACTGAAGTTAATCTATACACTGCCGTAGATCGCGGCGGAATAAATTTTGGTACAGCAAGAGTAAGAGCTTTATATTACCTACAGACAAACTATAGAATTCACATATTTGATATTAATATTACAAATAGTTCATATAGCTCTGGCGATATTAGATCTATTGGTATAGATGCTGATAACTATGCAAATTTAAAATCAGTGCAAAGTAGGTTTGACATTTATAATAGACAAGAAAATGATCTATTGTTTGAACTGCCACGTGACAGAGTACAAGAAATAAGTTCTGTGACTGCTACTGTTGGTAAAGTGTACACTGTAAATAAAACTGCTAGTAGCGTAACAATTAATACTGGTAACACCGATACATTTACTGAAACAGATGATTGGGTGTATCAGGTTAACTCAGGAGGCGATTTAAGTACTGACTTAAGTGTAACGTTAAGCGATGGTGGAAACGGTCCAAATACACAGGCTGCTATTACCGGTCCTTCGAATGGTAACGGCCATGTTGTTGCATATCAGACTACAACTTTAACTCGTAAGAATAAATCGCTACAACCTGGCACAGCCGCAAATAGTTGGGCATCTGAAACTCTTAGTTTGGTTAACGACGAGTTTATACTTTCAAAAGCTGATATCTTCTCATTTAATAAAGTAACAGATGATACTACTAACGAAATTATAACATATAAATTTATTTTAAATAACGGACAAGATGATAACTATTACGGACCAGGTAGAGGTAAGTTAAGAGGTGGCCAAGCTGCTCCGGCCGGAACGGTCACAGTAGAATATAAGTACTTTCAACACGATACTCCGATCGGCGCTGGGTATTTTGGAGGAGCGGCTTCTTATGGTGATATCACATTTAGTCAGATTCCCAAATATACTACGGCAAGAGGTGATACATACCACCTAGCCGACGTAATTGATATGAGATCCTTAAAAAATCCTGCTGATGAAACGTTTACTGGAGGCATTGCCCGTGTTGAGCCACTGCCTAAAAATCAATCAACAATTACCGTAGGCTTAACTAAGTACTGGCTACCTAGGAGAGATGCGCTTACTCTAACTTCTTCTGGAACTTTAAAGTATCACCAAGGTGCTTCATCTTATTCATTAGTTCCTCCTACAGGTGTAGATGGTAGGGACATGAAGTTGTATGATATTGTTATGTATCCATTCACATTTAATAATGAAGATTTAAGAGTAACACAGTATGATAATCGCGGATATAAGATGTCAGATATCCGAAGACTAGATGATAGAATTTCTAATGTTGAAAGAATAACAACTCTCTCATTAATAGAAGCTGAGTTATCATCTTTAGAAGTATACGATCCTGATAATGCTACGTTTATTAGGCAAACTGAAGGCGTTACCGGAGATAATTTTGAAACTACTCTTCAATCAAATTGGTTTGATGATGATTATAGAGCTGGCCATATGGCTGACACGCGTGAGCTGTTCCCGCTTTATTTCAACAAATCAATAGGTCTAACATATGATTCTGACTTATCTTTAGACACATGTGTAATAAAGGGCAATAATGTCTGGCCAAAATATACTGAAGTAGTTTCAGGTTTTGGCCAAGACGAAGCTACAGGTGTTATATCTGTTAATCAATTTGATATACCTCAAAGTATTGGTACAGCAGAGCTTACGCCAGAAGGCGATTATTGGACGAATAAACGTTTGGTGGACAAATCCTTTGTGCCTCAATCAAACGCATCATTGCTACCAGATGGAACTGTAGAAATTAGTTCTCAAGGTACTATCACAGTAAGTACTGGTGCTTACAGTTAAAAACAAGGTAAAGAGATGCCATATAGACAAGTAAAAAGAACGGGCAGTAGAAACGTTACACGAACACGTGATGTTATAAAACAGGACCGTTTAGGTTATAGTGAAGTAGATATACATAGACCAAAAATTATATTTTTTGAGTTTAAAGGTTTGAGACCTAATATTCCTCATTGGATTTTCTTTGCTGATAAGCAGATAACAAAATACTGCAATACCTCATATAGCTTAACAGACTATACGACTGCAGCAAGAACTTCAACTATTAAAGAGCCTGGAGATTCTTATATAACTGAAACAGCCTTTCCCGCTGGTTTAGGAGGAGCTACAAATGGTGGTGCTGATGTCGCATTAACTTCTTCTGCAGATGGTTCATTAAGTGGGTTATTTTATTTGCAATCTAACACTACTACAAACTGGCCTATCAATACTGATGGTACAAACTTTAGCGCACTAGATGTATCCGTTCTAGATAGAAACGAAGCTTTATCATACGCTGCTGCTCAATTCTATGCTCAAGGTCAAAACGAATACTGGTACGAATATACTAATACTGAAAGCAAGCAGTTTTCTGAAAGTTACTCATATTTTGAAAGCGTTTTTTACGAAAATGACAATAATAATGATAACGACGCACATGCGGGAGTTAATCAGTGTTTTGCTCCTAAAAACGAACCTATTTTTTCTCTACCGGGCTCATCAGCGCCGTTGAACATGGGATCTGTTCGACCAAAGGCTAGACCCGCCAGCATATATAATGCTACAAATGTTGCATCTGTTGCTTCAGGTAATGGTATAATTGGAGGTGGTTTCTAATGACAGGTATTCTACAATTAACAGAGCAAAAATCTCCTACAGCACAAACCTTTGTGGTTGATGAAGCAAGTGTGTTAACAGGTATAGGCATATTCTTTTACTCAGCTGATCCATTGCTTCCTATCACATTAGAGCTTAGGCCTACGACTGAGGGAGGCCAACCTTCTTCGAAGAGGTATATACCAGGCAGCAGAGTTGTAGCAACAGCTGCAGCAGTTGGAGCCAAAGCTGCAACAACATTTTCAGCTGCGACTGAATACAAATTCGAATTTTCATCTCCTATACAAGTGCCAGCCAATACACTTTTATCGGTGTGTATATACAGTAGCGCTGGTGCTGGTGCATACCAAACGTATTTTGCTCAGAACGGTGAATTTAATATTGGAACTACTACATCGAGATATAACTCTACCGTGAATACTTCGGGCGGCGCGTTATACTCATCTTCAAATGGCACAACATGGGAAGGTGATAATACAAAAGATTTAACATTTAAAGTATATAAAGCGCAGTTCGATACAGCGCTGTCTTCTGTTGCTAAGCTAGAAATAAATACTCCACCTCCTAAAAAATTAACAGAAAGCCTAGTACAAAATCAACTGGGCGATTACGTGTATGATCCTTTAGTATTTACAGCTGGCGATGCTACTGTTTCTGTTCTTCATCCCGCTCATGGTTTTAGAGTAGGAGATACAGTAACTCTTAGCACTGACGCGACAGGATTTAGTAGTGGAGATACAGTAAATGGCGTCTTAGGTAGTAACATTTTAGGCGATAGAGTTATTACTGCAGCAGACCCGTATGGTTATACGTTTGAAATGGGTTCAGTAGCCACTGCTTCTGTTAGAGGTGGCGGTACTGGTTTATATGCTACTGAACAACACGAAATAGATGAATTTATGGTTAAGATTCCAGTATCAGCCCCATCTGGTACTAACGTTACTGCTAGTGCCGATTTTACATCTATAGGAGCTTGGCATGACACTAATACTGGATACCAAGCTATTGCTGGGGTTGGCTTAAATCTATCAGGGCCTCAAATACTTGATGAACCTGCTGTAATAGCATCAAGAGCACAAGAAGTTAATAAACTAGGTGGGAATCCTTCAACTGTGGTAAGCGTAAACTTATCTACTTCGAATGCAAATACGGCTCCTTATTTTAATGTTAATAGTTCTCAAGTCGAAACTGTGTCATATTTTATTGACCACCAGCAGTCTGATGTGGGTACAGCCACTGATAGAAACTTTATTAGTACTGTAGATTATGTACCTGAAACCTCTCCAGATGGCGGGACTTGTGGAAGTAAACATATTTCAATAGTTTATAGTCTTACTAACTCCTCTACATCTATTGTAACTTTAGTAGATGCAGTAAGACCTATAGGAGCTGATTTTGATATATGGTTTAGGACCAATTTAAATTCAAGTGGAAACAAACTTTCTGAGCAAGATTGGACAGCTTTTTCTAAAGACATAAAAGTAACTAAGGGTAATAGTTATATAGACATTCCGCCTAGCAGCGACCTTTCTAGGTTTGTTGAATATGAGTTTAACGTATTCAATGTCTCTCCTTTTGACGAGTATCAAATAAAAATAACAATGAATGCTGAGAAATCTACTAGATTCCCTCGTTTTAGAAACTTAAGAACAATAGCTACCTCATAATGGCAGACTATATACCAGTAAAAGATTATCCGGATTTAGTAAGAGATCCTAATACTAACATGATTTTGAATATAAATAAGAACAAACATAAGTATAATAATCTGATTAATGTGAGAAAGCAAAAAGAGCTAGATGAAATAGATCAACTTAAAAGTGATGTAAACGATATAAAAACAATGCTCCAAAAACTATTAGAGAACGGTTCAAATGGCTAATTCAAAAATACCTAATATAACTTTAACTGATACGTTAAATACGCAGCGAAGAAGAATTAACCAGCTGTTAGATTCAGTTGGTGATATGAGCCTAACAAGCATTGATCAAACTAGCGGTAGATCTACTTTCGCTGGAAGCAGACCTACTATTGGCGAGGCGTTACAAGAGCACGAGGCAAAGTTAGATTCTGCTGACACAATTAAAGTAAGAACACCAAAACTAGATGTGTATGATAGCTCATCTACAAGTAGACTTGCAGGTAATTTAAAAGTAGATACTAATGTTGATATCGGTGGAAGTCTAACAGTCCACGGTATTGTTAACATGAAAGCTGGTTCTTCAGGAACTGTAACACTTGGAGATGACAATACAGATAACGTCGTATTCGATGCTGATATAAATTCAAGTATTATTCCTAATACAGATGACGCCTTTGATCTAGGTAGCACTGGACAAGAATGGCGTGATTTATATGTAGATGGAACTGGCTACATTGATGAAGTTTCAGCTGATAGTGCTACTATTGGTACTATGAAAGTTACTGACTTAACTGATAACAGAATTGTATTTGCGGGTACTTCTGGAGAATTAGAAGATAATGCCAACCTTACATGGGATGATACTACTTTTAATGTAACTGGATTGACTACTCTTGACAGTACTACGATAGACGGTGAACTATCCCTTGGAACATACGATATTAACGACGTAGCAAACGTGCACGTAAAAGATGCTATTATCCATTCAGGTAATGATAATACAAAAGTTGTATTTGGTACGGATGCAGTAGATATACATACTGGCGGATCTTCAAGAATTGAAGTTGCAGATACTACCGTGACAGTTACAAACGACTTACAAGTAGATGGCTCTCTTACTGTAGACGGTACCGTTAATTTTAAAGCCGGTACAAATGGCTCAGTTACTCTTGGTGATGCTAATACCGACAATGTAGTATTCACTGCCGATGTTAATTCTAGTATTATTCCCAACGCAGATAACTCTTTTGATTTAGGTAGCAATAGTCAGCAGTGGCGCGATGGTTATTTTACTGGTACAGTTAACGCTGATAATTTAGCTGCTGATTCCGCAACTATATCAGGTGATTTAGATGTTCAGGGAATTACCACTCTTGATAGCGCGACTGTAAGTAACGCTTTAAATGTTCAGGGAACTACTACTCTTGATGATGCCTTAACGGTTAATGACTCAGCGTATATCACAGGTAATTTGGACATTGGTGGTAATGTAACTTCAACAGGAACTGCATTCACTATTTCTGCTGAAACAGGTACTGATGATAATGTTTCGTTAGGAGATACGATAACTTTTGAAGCAGGTGAAGGTATTACCACAACTGTATCTAATAATAATATTAAGATTGATGGCGAAGTGGCAACATCATCTAACAAAGGTGTAGCTTCATTCAGTACACAAAACTTCTCTGTGACTGACGGTGCAGTAACAATCAAAGACGATGGTGTTATTCTTGGAACAGAAACTACTGGCAACTATGTGTCAGGTATCTCAGGCACAGCTAATGAGATTACTGTTTCTCATACGCCGGGAGAAGGATCTTCCGCTACTATCAGTTTACCAGATAAGATATCAGGTATAGAAAGTATTTCTGCAGATAGCGCTACGTTCGACATTTTGAGTGTTTCTACTGGTTTTACTGTGAATGGAACATTTACTACCACTGGAGTAAGTAGGAATGCAAGCAGCTATACGATAGTAAACGACGGTGTTTCAGTAAATGATATTAATAGAGCAGGATTAGCTGTTGATCGTCCAAGCACTGATAGCGCAGTACTACAATGGAATGAATTAGGAGATTATTGGGAAGCAGGAACACTTACTGGCCTTAATAGATTAGCACTTCAAAATGATAGCGCGGCATTTGACAATATCTTTACTCGCGACCTTACTGCAAACGCAGCAACAACTGGTATCTTAACAGTAGACAGTATTCAAAATACTAGCGGGGATATTACTCTTACTTCAGCTGCTGATATTAACCTTACTTCAGCTGCTGATGGCAACTTTAACTTTAAGCAAGATGGTTTTGCTAATCCTTCGTTGAAAATTGATACAGCTGGTTATTACAGTGATACTAATGCTCCAATCATGACAACTGATGGTACAAATTCTTTTTATGTAAAGAGTAATTCCCTTGGCATAATTCATAATGATAGTACTAATGTTGGGCTGTCATTGCAACCATATCTAAGTGGGAATAAATCTCGTATTTGGTCTAGTAGAGATCTACACATTGGAACAGATCAAATTGATGTCACCACTAAAGGTTATGACGTAACTCTTGATACAGTTAACAGCATTAACCTTGATGCTGGCAACGGTAACGTTTTCTTAGAAAATAACGGTACTCGTTTTGGTAGATTTGTTAAAAGCGGTAATGGGGTTAAAATACACGGTGATACCAATAACGGTTATATCCATATTAATGACTCAGACATTACATTTAACGGCAATGTAGTATTCCAAGGTGAAGTAACAGAAATTAATGCTACACAACTTAATATTGGTGATAACACTATTGTCCTCAACAATGACTTTGGTGGTACTAATCCATCAGAAGATGCTGGCATTGAAATTGAGCGCGGAACTCAAAGTAATACTGTGTTAAAGTGGGACGAGACTGATGATCGTTGGCAGTTTACAAATGACGGCACAACCTATTACAATATTCCAGTATCTTCAGAATATAATAACAATGTCTATTCTTTACCAAAGGCAACTAATGGTACTAGAGGTGGTATACAGGTAGGTTACACTGAATCTGGTAAGAACTATCCTGTTGAACTATCTGGTGATAAGGCATATGTTAATGTTCCATGGACTGATAATAATGACAATACTACTTACGGTCTAGCTTCTCCTAGCGCTGGGACAGATATAAGACTTTTAGGTTCTGATGGAGATTCAGATAGAGTAAAGTTTACAGGCTCTGGAAGCGTTTCAGTTACCAGAACATCTGCCACCGAACTTACTATTACCGGTGCTGATAATGACACTTGGAATGCAAACAGTAGTACGGCGGATGGTTATGTTGCATCAGGCGCTGGCCAAGCTAATAAAGTTTGGAAAACAAATGCAAGTGGTGTTCCCTCATGGCGAGATGATGCCGATACAAATACAAACACTTGGAATGCAAACACTAAAACTATAGCTGGTTATGTGGCTGCACCAGGTTCTGTTGCAAGTAAAGTTTGGAAAACAGACGTAAGTGGTAATCCTGCATGGCGGGATGATGCTGATACAAATACTACCTACTCAGCTGGTGACGGCTTAGTTCTATCAGGTACAGAGTTTAGCTTTGACTCGACTTACGAACACGACAGAATTAAATTTGAACCAATTACATTGTCTGAAACGTTAGGTAATATTACAAGTACTGGTGCATTAACGCTATCTCAATCTACTTCAAATTCACTAAGCCGCCCTATAGAACTGAGGTTAATGAATACTGATACTTCTATGGCTCACAACACCAATTGCGGATATATAAGATTTGCAGGACGAAACTCTTCAAATGTTAGACATGATTATGCATGGATGCAAGGCACTACTGGATACACGGCTGGATCAACCACTAGTGGTGATGAAAACGGGGTATTAAAATTCTATATTCAAAACGGTGGTTCTGGGTTTAATTCAATCACGAGCTCAAACCAAAGTCTTGTTGGCACAACTATAAACAGCCCTGTGCAAACGTATATTAAAGCAACAGAGGATATTTATCTAGTCCCAACTGATGGTCGTGTTTATATGCGAGGCGCAACAGCTAATGATCAAATCGAGTTTTATCTCGGAGTAATAGACCAAAAAATCATTGCAACTGATGATTTAAACGTAGGTGCAACTAACGGTGCCTTAACCTTATACACGGGTGATGCGGCGGACAACGGCGGTGATGTTAATTTAAATCCCCAAACCGGGCAAATTGGTTTGTACGCTGATGGTACTGAACGTGCTGGATTTGATTTAAATACAAACAACACTCTTAAAATCTATACTGGAGCCAACTTAGCGACTCTTAACTCAACATTCAGTAGTGATGATCTAACAGTTCAAGGTGACATTACATCTGTTTCTGATGTAAGAACCAAAGAGAACATTGAAACTGTTGCAAATGGCTTAGATCTAGTATCACAGCTACGTGGTGTGTGGTATAACAAGATTGGTAAAGATGAGCGTAAGGTTGGTGTGATTGCTCAAGAGGTAGAAGAGGTTCTTCCAGAAGTTGTTCATACTGATACTGAAGGAATGAAAGCGGTTGACTATGGTAAGATGGTTGGCGTGCTAATTGAAGCTATCAAAGAATTAAAACAAGAAATAGAAGAATTGAAGGGTAACTAAAATGCCAGTAGTAACAACATATGATTACATTGACAGCGATGGCACAGTCCAGACCGCAGATATGACACCTGAAATGATTGAGCAGGCAGAGGCACACAGAGTATTTCTTTTTACAGATCCTGCTTTTATTAATGCACAAAAGGAAAGAAGAACAGAGCTTCTAAAAAAATGTGATTGGACACAAGGTGTAGATGTTCCAGATTCTATTAGAAGCCCTTATCAGACTTATAGAGCATCTCTAAGAGACTTACCTACACACTCTAACTGGCCGTTATTAGAAGATGACGATTGGCCCAGCCAACCCGAGGTGTAATTAATGGCATTTAAAATAAACGGTAGTACGGTTATACCATCTGGTTTTACTTTTGGGACCAAACCTGATATCGAAAATATAACTGATATTGACACAGGGACTATGCAAAAATTCTTTGGGTCGGGTGGATGGAACGAAGCATTTGGTAGCTTCACTCATGCCAACACTTCGACAGCGACAACCTACGATCTTAGAGCTCAACAATGCTGGCCCCAAACAAAGGATTTTAGAGAAGCCGTTTTCGAGATTCGTTGCACTGCGATGTCAGGTGGATCCAACACCTATTCTTTTAATGGTAGTGTGACATGGGAGATTGGGACCAATTATGAGAATGAACCATTAATTAGCTTTGCCAATTACACAAATGTTGGTAATCAGGCGTATATTCATGTTGTGTTTAACGGAGCTCAGAACTCCTCGGTTTATACTTATTATCTTGCACATGCTTATCAGAAATTTAATTCACAAACAGGATATCTTGATCAGCTTACTAACAGTTATAAAAGCTTTTTTGGATTTTTTAATTGGGGGTCATTTAATTCATCGGATCAAAATACTATTAGAATAGCATATCCGACCCATTCAGCGCCAAGCATGACTTGGACGCACAAATGTTACTATCGATGAATTATCTTTACTTATCTAAAACGGAGCTTAAGCAATGAGTTTGATCACATCAGACGCCAACGGTAATACGTGGACCATTATAAATGGCTCTAGAAGTCTATTAAACGTAGACGATGTGAGTAGTGTTAATAGTCATAGAAATTGGTCAACAGGAAGCACATACTCTTTAGGTCCCACCTGGGGCCCCTTTTTTGACACTACTGTAAACTTGCGTACGCAAAACGTACAACCCACTACAAATGATTTCAGCGATGCTTGGTTTGAATTTAAGTGCACTGCGCTAAGTGGTGGTTCAGGTCAAAACTGGTCAAATAATATCGAATACAGATTTGGCAGTAGCCATCAATGGCTTTGGCTTGCGTTTACGTCGAATCCACCAATTAGTTTAAATCAAAAGTTATTAATACATGTGCGAACAACAGAGAGTAATATATCCAATCCTAATAATGATCGAAAGAGTCTTATCAGAGCTTATTATACAGATCCAAATGTGGAAGATATCATGTCATCAGTTAGCTTAGCAGGACAACATATGGATTACACTACCGATGACGTTGAAATAAGATGGCGAGGCGGCCCTTCAACTATGACATGGACGCACAGATGCTTCTGGCGTGGTTAATGGTTGCAAATAAAGGTATAACAAATGGGATATAAAATTAACGGTGTAGAAGTTTTGAGTGATAGTTATGGGTTATCTAATATTGCAGTAGTCCCTACTAGCGTTCACGATCAAAGGCGGTGGAACAATGGTTCGTCTTATCAAAGAAGCAGTGCTTCTTGGACGGCAGGTACTGTGAACTTGAACACACAAAACGTACAACCCACTACAAATGATTTTAGTGAAGCACTATTAAAAATGACATGTAACTCAATTGCATCCGGAACTCAGAGTTGGACTGGAAACATCACATTACAGTTTAGTAATGCAGGTACGGCAACTTCCAGAGCTTATACAATGGATGACTCTGCGGTGAATATTGGAATAAACTCTTTTGTTTTTGTATATATTAAAGCTGGTGGAGGAAATAACTCTCCTACGAGACCGCAATTTTACCTTTCAAGTTATCAAAGCGTTGGCACAAGGAACGTTGAATCAAACAAAGTGTCTAAGTATAAAAGAATTTTCGTAAATGAAAGTGTTGATCTTACTTCAGATGACATTATAATATCTTGGCCAGGCTCGACCGCCTCGAGCATGTCCTGGATCCACGAAATGTGGTGGAGATAAATTCTTATAATTCATCAAACATAAGTTCCTTTTCTTATAAATAACACTAAATATAAGGCAGGGGCGATTTAGCACGTCCGACAAAGAAACCAGGAGTGTTTTATGGCCCAATACGAAGAATTTAGTGTAGACAAGGGTACTGACATTGCCATTGAGATTCATATGCTTGATGCCAATGGTAATACTAAGAATTTAACAAATCATTCAGTTAGTGCATCTTTAAAGCGCAATTATAGCTCAGAAGCTTCTGTAGATTTTAATTCAATTATAGCTGCTCCGCCTACGGGCGGTATAGCAACCATTTCTCTCACCAATACTGATACTAGTGCGCTTCAAATTGGAAGATACGTTTATGACGTTAATCTTTCTTTTACTGATAGCGATGGAGATACTATTGTTGAAAGAGTTTTAGAAGGTAGGTTTCAAGTAACTCCTAACGTTACACAGGCAGGAGCATAAGATGGCAGTAACTACTATAATTAAAAAGGTTGTTGTCGGAACTCCTTTAAGAAATGTTACTTCAGGGTCATTCAGTATCCAGAACCTTTCAGGATTTTCTTTAACATCTTTAGCTGATAACCAGCTTTTAAGGTACGATTCTGCAGCGGCCGCCTTTGTAAATACCTCTGTTCTTAATAATCTTAATATAGATAATTTCCAGTTTGATAGCGATACGCTAACAATGTCTGGTAATAATCTAACTATTACTTCAGCTGCAACTACTATAAGTGGTGCTGTAGATATAGCAGGCAATTTAGAAGCTAATACTGTTAGTGTAGATGACGTTTCAGTATTTAATAATAATGACCTTACTCCTAAGATATATGTTGATACGGAAATAGGAAAAGTTTCGAATTTACAATTTAAAACAGATGAAGGATTTATAGATTCTGTTGAGCTATACGGCAATGAAATTGTAAATGCTATTGGCGGAAATGGAATAACTACTTCTGGCGCAAAAGTAGGATTAGACTATAACTTAAACATAGCTCTAGATAGTGCTGGAGCAGCAGCAGGAACATATGGCGGCGCAACCAATATTCCGGTATTTAAGTTAAATGATTTAGGTTTAGTGGAATCAGCCGGAGAGGTTGCAGTCGCAGGCGTTTCAAGTATAGACTTTGATTCATCTAATGGTACGTTTACTATTAGTACCGCAGATGGCGGAACCTTTGCCGAAGTAATTACTTTAGATCCTTATAATACTGGTAATTTAGCAGAAGGTTCTAATCTTTATTATACTAGAGCAAGATTTGATAGTGCATTAGGAGATACTACTAGCATATCTGCTATTAGAAACTATTTTTCTACATCTGGCGATATTGTCTATAATTCTAGTACTGGTGAATTTTCTGTTGACGTTTCTCAAGTCTACGACGCTAGTAACTTTGACTCAGATCTAGATAACGCTTTACAATCTTCAGTTACTTTAACTTATGACTCAGCTCATGACACTTTCGAAATTATCAGAAGAGCTGAAGTTATAATTGATGTAGCAAGTGCAAATGGCGGAGCTTATCAATTTACAGGAGATGGTTTCCCTGTACAATCTGGCGATAATCCATCTATATATCTTCAACGTGGTAAAACATATATTATCAATAATCCGTCACACGGCTCGCATCCTATCGAAATAAGATTGGAAGACGGAGGTACGCAATATACTTCAGGCGTAGTAGGTGACGGTACTAATCAAATCACATTCACGGTACCATTTGATGCACCCGATACTTTAGTTTATCAGTGCGGAATACATGCCGCTATGGTTGGTACATTCTATATTGATGAAATAAAATCCAACACTACTAGCGATCTATCAGAAGGTAGCAACCTCTATTATACAACTACGAGAGCCGATTCTGACTTTGATAATAGACTAACGACAAAATCAACTGCAGATCTTACAGAAGGTTCTAATCTTTATTACACTAAGGTAAGAACAGATTCCGACATTAACCAAG